TTATCAATCTGACCCAACAACATCCTATATGCTACTAAATCCTGATGCCAGCCGTGTTCGTTATACAAGTCTAAGTGAGCTTGAGCGTGTTCTTCTATAGTAAGTTCAATAAGATTTGATGGATCATCTGATCCCCCCATGTGTCTTGGGACAATATGGTGTTTGTGATAAATAGTCATAGCTGGAACTTTCTTTCTTTTGTTTCTAGAGTGGGTGGAGGCGGCAACCTCGTGACCTACACTTTTATTTATACAAATTGCTATCTACACCGAATAAAAAAGAGGCGCCGAAGCGCCTCTAGTTGTTCTGTTACCAGAATAATATTATTTAATCTAATCTTATGCAGACAAGATATTGTCAACCCGAAAGATTCTGTAATATTGATTAGTCTTCGCAGCCGCTAGACCGTTTGCGGGTGTAGCACCTACAAATGGGTTTGATGCCATGCCATAACGAGTTTTGAACCCGATACGTGGCTGGAAGTCATTTTCACCTACTGCACGAACCATTGTGAGTGGTACGTATGGGCAATAGAAGAGACCTGCATCGTATGCATTTGTACCTTTGTATCCAACAGTGATATAATCAACAGTTGCATATGGGTCGATATAAACGCGTGTGCGGCCATTAAGAACACCAGCAAAAGTATTACCTGTGTCATCAACTTGCAAGTTAGTTGCGAGTGCTGGAGCATAGTCCAGCATACCTGTTGCTGCCAAAGCAGAAGCTACATCAGAAGATGTGATGATGAAGTTACCACGACCGCGACGTGTTTCTTTTGCGATTTGGTTAGCTTCACGTTCAATTTGAACCATCAAACCTTTGAATTTTTCTACTGACCAACGACCATCTGCATCTGAGGACAAGTCAAACACGCCGTTAATTGCTGTGTTAGATGTATTTGCACCAGTTTTAGCTTGGCTGTTGATTGTACGAATAACTTCGCGGTTAATTTCAGCAAGAATCTCTGTTGACAAGATATTTGCCAATTCTGATTCTGCATCAAGACCGTGAATAGATTTCAAGTCTTGAGCTAACTCAAGGCTATATTCTGCTTTCAATGCACGTGTTTTTGCAGACACTGTTGCTTTTTCAATGGTGAAACCCATTTCAGCAAAAGGATTGCCAGCTGAATCGCCAAGGGCTTCGCCTGCAGTTGTAGTCATACCTGTACCAGCACCTGGTCCTGTGCGATCATTGTCGATAGAGGAGTCAGAGTTAGAATCAGTAAGACCCAAAAGACCAGATGTATCACCGGTCTGTGAACCTGCGCCGGAGAATGCTGTATTAGCTTCACCGAAGAGTGCTTCAGGTTGGCTAGTTGAACCAGCATTATAACGTGACTTCATTGCGAAGATCAAGCCAGTTGGGCCAGTCATCGGCTGAACGCCACATACGTCATATGCCATCATGTTTGGCATTGCGCGACGTACCAAGGAAATCAAGATTGGATCCCAGTTAGAAGCGGAACCAGTGTTATTGCCTGGAGCATCTTCTGTAATGAAACCTTGAGTAGCAGAGCGAGCTTCTGCTAATGATTTTTCTTGGTTTTCTAAAATAACCGCAGTTACGGAACGACGATATGCATCATCGATTTTGCCTGCAGATTCTTCATTGAGCACTGGTGCCCATTTTTCTGTTAAGTTTTTATAGTTAGACATTCCATAAGTCCTTTAGTTTAATTTGATGTTCTTAAAGCAGTGAGATAGCGATCCATAGAGGCATTGCTTTCTACAATTGAATCGGCCTCTTCAGCTTCTTCTACTGCTTCATTAATTACTTCTTCAGCTTCTTCTACTGATTTAGAAAAATATGATTCTTTAAGTGTTGCCACTTTTGAAGTAAATGATTCTGCATTATCAAAATCTAGGTTTTCCGCTAGTTTTTCGAGTTTGGCAACTTGTGTTTCTGCTAGATCTTTAGCAGCTTCACGAATAATCATTGTACGTTGCAAAGTTTCTACTGATTCTTTCATTGCGATATTTGTAGCAGTCTCTTTATTCAAGAGAGCTTCAAGTTCTTCGACTTGTTCTGCTAGATCGTCAACTAAATCAATTTTAGCTTCTGGAACTTCAATATACGATTCAACAAATAAGTCTTTCATTTTGGACATAAATGTTTCTGCAATTTCAGTTCTTAAACCACGTTCAACAGCTAATTTGTTGTCTTCCATCCACGTTTCAACTACATAATTTAGATAGCTATCAATTTTTTCAACTAGTTCGCCTTTAGCTTCAGCAAGACCTTCGGCCATTTCTGTAGCAAAGTTTTCTTCGAGTGCGTCAACTTTTTCAGCATAAGCAGTTTCAAGTTCAACTGTTTTTTCTGAAATTGTTTCATGCACTCTTGAAGATACTGCTGCTTCAAAAATTGTTGCAGCTTTAGTTTTAAAATCTTCTGATAGAGATTCATCATTAGTTACAAGCGCATCTAGATCTTCTTTGAAGTTAAGCGGTGCAACTGCAACAACTTCTTCTTCTTCGAAATCAAAAGATTCGCCCATGAGGTTTTTATAAGAGGCTTGTAAATCAGCCTTTTTCATTTTACCCATTTTATTATACATTGCATTAATGATACCAGCTTTAGTTTTAGGTGCTGGATCTTGCTTTGTATTATCTTTTGCTGTATTACCACTTGCATCGCCGCGAGCGGCTTTAGCAGTTACTTCCCCAGCTTTATCTACGCTATCAATAGATTGCGCTTCAGCGTTCTTTGGATCGTGAGCTTCTTCCACAACTTCGTTGTTTAAGTCGAGCTCCACATCCTGTTCTTGGATTTGATCAGTCATGTTGACTCCTCTTATTTGTTTATCAACGAGAGGAAATTTTCAAACTCACGCAATTGCACTTCGTGCAAATTGCTACGTGAAGCTTCTTTAATTTCAGTCTCTATTTCTTCAATTACTTGAGATTGGATGATACCGTTATTCCAAACCCATTCTACACCTTCCATTATTCCATTAACAAAAGCTTCTGGTGCAGATGGATCCTGTACAATATCTACAGTGCTCAACATAAAGTCATCTTTGACGTACATTGTCCCACTACGATTCTCAAGACTTCCCATACCACGAGTTGAAACGCCTAACTGAACACCACCATCTAGTAAACCTTTTACGATATTACCCATCGGAGTGTCTAAAATAAGCGCTTTTCCCACTACTGAATTACCATTCCATACCATTTCGGTAATTCTGTGAGAAACTTTATCTAAGTTCACTGTTGGCCCTTCCGGGTGATTTAATTCTCCAACAGCCCTCTTAGTCATTACTTGTTCCGTATTGAATTTATGTATAGCTGATTCCATAATTGCTTTTGGATAAATTCTTCCATTACGGTTTTTAGTTTCAGCTTGAGCGAAAATACCCTCAATAACATAATTTTGTTTACCACTTTCAGTGGATTCTTTAATTAATGAAATTTCTTGGTCAAGGTATTCTGCAATAAGCTTCATTTTTTATTCCTTTAATTTATAGACTTTAATTAGTCTTGAATATCTTCTTCATCAAAAAATTCTTCGATTTCTTCATCCGAAATTTCCAAATCATCAGATCCGCCATTAAACATTGTATCTGCTATGGCAACTTTTTTATCTTCTAAAGCATCATTCATTTTATCTGATACCATATCGTTAAAAATATCCGAAGATGTTTTATAATCATTTCCTAAAATACTATCAATCATTGATTCAATTGGATTGACTTCAACTTCAACTTCATCTATTTCAAAATTTTCTTCGTTTTCCATAATGTTCTCCGTCTTTGATATTATTTATACATTTAATGTTCTTCACTTAGCAAAAAAAGTTAAAGTGAATCAATTAATTCTCTAATATACGTTTCAGTTATAAAGGATTTAATATATTGTTCAGTCGCAATAGATTGTATATATTGCCCATCAATAATTCCCTTAAGATATGCAGCATTTGCTGCAGTTTGAATATATGTACTATCTACATATGATTGTATATATTGCTCATTTATAAGATTAGTAATTGATGTATCTATTGTAGTGCCATTTTGTTTTATAT